TAGTTCATTTCTATCAATTCTGCTTGGAGTGTTGTTGCTTTCATCACAAACAACTAGGAAGTCATACAATGCTCTCTGACCTACTAGTTCAAGCATTAAGCTCTCTGCTGCCTGCTTGATTTGATCACGTGTGATCTTATCGTTAGGTTCAAAGATGTAAGGTTTAGCTAATTTGTTCAACTGCGAACGTAAGTAAATTACTAAACGTGCAACGTTGATTCTATCCAATGCAGAAGAACCTTTAGCGCGAGTCTTCTGACCATAGTTAACTAAGCCTGCACCGTTAATGAACGTAATTGGGTTAACATTCTGTGCATATAGTGTATCACGCTGCCCTTCGTTTAGAGCCACCGTTACAAATTCGCCTTCTGCGTCCACGTAACCTGTTGCACTAGCATTAGTAATACCGCCACGTCTAGTACCTGCTGGAGCAAACCATGGGTAAGAAACTTGGTCACTTAATGCAATAGTACGCATGATCATGTGACTCGGCGGAACTACAACATTGTTACCGAAGTTGTCGCTAGTGTATCCCCATGGGTAGAACATACCCATGTACTCATCACGGCTAACAAGACCTAAGTCATTATCTTCTGCTGCTAGGTTAACGTTAGTTGCCCATTCATTTAATGAAGTAGCATCTGGTGTTAAACGTGCAGGGCTATCGCCTACAACAAATGCAGTTAATCCACGATCGTAGTTTAGGCTAATCATTTCGCCAATTAGCTCTGGATAACCTGGAGTAGCCATCATGTTAAACAAACGTGATTCATCGTCACGGATGTCTTGATTGCTATTAACAAGTGCTTGTAGAGCTTGTACAACAACCTTACGCTGTGCCTTACGACCAAATGATCCGCTACCATCTTCTTGGTTGCTTGACTCAGTAACCCAACGGTGTGGATAGTAACTAGCCATTGCCTCATCGTTGTAACGACCGTTGTCAGCTGTTAAATCAACATAGTTACGAACAAATTTCTTAACATTAAATCCGCTTCTACGTAAGTTGAATAACAACATACCCTTTGGATATAGTGCTGGATCTGGAGCATCAAAGTCTAAGTAGTTACTAAGTAATAGATCTTCAATGTCTGCTGCATCTTCTGCTGCACCTGAAGCACCCCAACGTGCATCAGCAAATAGTACACCATTTTCAGTAGTTTGGTCTGAATTATCTCTTAATTGGAATTCTAATAGATCGCCATCCCAAACATAAATTGTAGGATAGTTATCTAGATCTGAAGTATCAATCCAAATATCACCATGTACTAATTCAGTTCCGTCACTTTGTACTGTTGGTTCTGTAGCACTAACAATAGGACCAAGTGCATTGTTAGTACTAGTTGCGCCTACTTTACCAGTACCAGTATGATCGTAGTTATTATAACCAACCCAGTTAGTACCGTTGTGGATCATAATGTCAACTTCGTCAACAATTGAGTTGTACCATAGTTGACCGTCTTCTGCTAGAGCAGTTAGAGCATCGTCAGATGCACCATAAAATGCAACTTCTGTTCCGCTGCTGTTTTTAGTAGCCTTCCATAAACTAGCCTGTAATTGTAATGGAGTTGTATCACCGTCAGTACCTTGTGCGTAGTATAGATCTGGAGTGCCGCTAGTTGTGCTAACGAATACGCTAAAGCCAATCTTAGAAAGAACAGCACTTGAAGCATCATCTGTTATCTTAACTTCGCCGCCCTTAGAGTGCTTAATAACAACCTTATTAGTACCTGTAACTTCCGCAGAAACATAATTTACACCTGCATCAGTAATTGCTTCCGCAACTTTTTCAGCAATAACAGCAGCAGTATCGCCAGTTGTTGGTGTACCGTCTATAGTAAATGATGCTGTAGCACCAACACCAAGAGTTGTTTCGCCTACTAAACTTGACTGTATAAGGATAGTATAAGTTGTATTTCCTGTTGAGAAGCTTGAAGAACTAATTGCACTACCGGTAATCGTAGTTGGTGCTGCTGCATTTCTCTTATACATCTTAAATTGTGCTAAAGGAAGTGTGTCGCCGCTTGTATTAGACTGTACGTATAATGATCCTACAGCAAGATTTGCACCGCCACCTGTAGCATCTAGTGTTACTAATGCTTCAGTATGTGTTGCATAAATTGGAGCATCAACTGCGTCCCATAATTGGGTAGCATCGTTCCAAACTTTAGCTCTCCAACGTGCACCACCATTTGGTTCAGTAGTCTTAATCCATACAGAACCAGTTGGGCGTCTAATTGTGTCGTTAGTCTTCCATTCTGGAACTTGAGTGTGCTTGCTAATCTGTAATGCTGGTGGATAGTAAATTCTTGCATCGATACCTAATTCATCTAGTAGTGTTGCGTCACCTGCAATAACAATCGCGCCGCTTGCTGTTGAATCCGGTCCTGATGTGCTTGAATCGCTATAAATTTCTAAGCGGCCGTCAACAACTTGTGCGTTAATGCCAACAATACCAAAACCGTTAATCTGATCAGCAATATCGCTAACAGTATCTGAATTAGTTACAGTAACAGTTGTACCTTCTATTGTAAATGTTGCACTTGCTTGTGAAAACGTAGGATTAGCAGCAGTGGTTCTAATGGTCGCCCAACTTGCTGTCCATGCGTCAGAACCAATCATTACCCAATCACCTGAGCTAACAGCAGTTCCACCACCTGCTACGCCACCGTTACCTGGTGATCTGTACCACATGGTAACGTTTGTAGATGTAGCAACAACAGCATAATCGCCAATTTCACCAACTGAACTCTTAGGAGCGCCGCTGTCTACCAATGAACTATCTGTAATAACTAATGGAGTTTTAGTAGTAAAAGATTGTCCGCCTGTTACCGAGCGAGCATTACCGTTCCATTCTTGGATACCCCAAGCTGTGGTTGAAGTATCTAACCAATATGTACCATCTGCTGGATTAGCACTTGGTGTATCGGCAGTTGCTTCTAACTGACCTAAGTCTAAGTCTGCTCTAACAACCCAAGCACGATTGCTTACGCCTAAATATGAATAAGCAGCCTGTAAGCCGTATTCATTTAGCTCGCCTGCATGAATTGGGTTATTGTTGTTGTCTGTATAAAACACAGGATCGCCAAAGGTGTCAGCAAGATCTCTCTGTGATGTTAATAAGTATGGCTTACCTGCATTCTGTGCCAGGGTACCTTGTGCTGTACCTGTGCCCGATGCGTTAGCCTTGTTCTCCGCAGATGCAACAAATATCATTGGTGTTGTACCCGGCTCTGCTGGAGTGTAAAAACTTTCGTCAATTACTTTGACTTCTACTCCTGGTGATGTCAATGCCATTTTTAATTCTCCTATAATACGAGTTGGTGTCGTTAATACTATTTAGCAGTATAAAGATAAAAAGACCGGTTTTAACACCATAAAAAGGGATCAAAAAGGTGAGGTTTTAACGAGGATAGGTAAATATTACTAATATGAGACCATTATGCAAGTGCGGACAACGTCCTGCCGCTATAAACTACAAAAAAGGAAACAGAACTTACTATCGCAAGCTCTGTGAGACTTGTTTACGTAATGGAGTAGGACACGGTATTCCTAAATGGAAACAGCGTGGATACGAAAAAAAGAATTTCTGCGAAAAGTGCGGCTATAAATCAAAACACGAGGAGCAGTTCAATGTATATCACATGGACGGTGATTTAAATAACTGTCGTCCAGCTAACTTAAAAACTATCTGTGCTAATTGCCAACGGATCCTTCAAAAAGAAGGAGTTAAGTGGAAGCAGGGAGATCTTGTTCCTGACTTTTAACAGTCGCCGTACTTTTCTAAGCGGGCAATTTCTGCGTCAATGTAATACTTAATCTTTTTAGCATCACGCAATCTTGGACTATGCTCTACCTGTCCGTAACGATAAACAGCACGAAAGATTTCAGCCATTTGTCCGTTCATGTTCTTGTAGGAAATTAGATGCTGCAATTCTTTAGCATCTTCTGGTAGCTCATAATAGTTTGCTGTTGAGCCGTCGCTTACTTCTTTTTTAGCCATATAGTCCTCGCTAGTTTTTCAACTATTATACACAAGGATGCAGTGCGTGTCAACCTTTAATTATATCCACGTCCTACAATTTTATCTATATCTTCGTGTTCCATTAGCCAATTAAAAATCCGTAGCCGTTTCCACCCGGTACTGCTTCTTGTACGTCCTTTTCAAGTTTTTCAATTTCTGCTTGTGCTTCTGATTTTAATGCATCACCGTTAAGAGCAGACCCGCCCTGTGGTCCTGCAATGGTAGCAAATTTGGAACGTGCTTCACCTAACATATATTTACAAGTTGCAAGGGTGTAGTCTTTGATCCATTGCTTTGTAAGATAGTCGTCAAGTAAACTTGCATCTGGGCGATAATTGTAAACATAAAGAAGTAAATCTTCCTCTGCTCTAGGACGTTGTAGCAGGGTTAATTTTTTATTAACACTATTCCATTTAAATTCAATAAATGAACCAAACATACGTCCTACAAGTTCTTGGTACTCGGAGAACAATTCATATGTTAGCAACCCGCCCATGTTAGAAGAACTTAGAAGATATGTATTTGTGTATGCTAAGTTAAACGGTTCAAAGAGCGTACCACCGTCACCTCCGCCCGTTCTTGAGCCAATGCTTCTGCGGAAGATTTGACGCACTTCTACAGTTTCTTGTGGTAAGGTGTATTCATTTTGGTCTATAACCGTAGGCAAAAATACATACGACTCTTCGACAGAATTTTCTGAACGTTGTCTAAATTTACTTAATGCTTTAGTTAAAGCAGTTTCATAATGTATAGGATCTAATTCAACGTCAACCATTCCGCCACCAAGCATGGTGTGGACATAGTCGTATACTTCTTGTTTTTGTGTTGCTAAATCAGCCATATATAAGTTCTCCACTAGTATTTATGCTAACGATAAATATGTATATGCCAAGATTAAGTTTATACAAACCAGAAAAGGGTCGAGACTATACATTTCTAGATACAACCATTAATGAGATGTTTACAGTGGGCGGTACAGATATTAACGTCCACAAATATCTAGGCCCTGTTAACCCAGATGATGCAGACGCTACTGCTGATAAGCCTCAGTATGACGCTGTAAAGGAAACTAACATACAAGACTTGCTGTTTATGGAAAATAGAGACCGCAAGTACGATCCAGACATTTATACCATTAGAGGAATCTACAGCGTACAGGATGTAGATTTTAACTTATCACAGTTTGGATTGTTTTTAGAAAACGATACACTATTTTTAACGGTACACATTAACAGTTCCGTTAAGACAATTGGCAGAAAGATAATGGCAGGTGACGTATTAGAAATGCCTCACCTTAAAGATGAATATGCTCTTAATGATTTTGAAACAGCATTAAAACGCTTTTATGTTGTAGAAGATGTTAATCGTGCTTCAGAAGGCTTTAGTCCTACTTGGTACCCACACTTGTATAGATTAAAACTAAAACAAATTTACGACAGCCAAGAGTACAAAGAAATACTTGATTTACCTGCTAGCGAAGAAGATCCAAATGGGGATACCTTGCGCGATTTGCTTTCTACATATGAAAAAGAAATGCAAATTAACGAAGCAGTTGTTGCCCAAGCAGAAGCAGATGCTGCTAAGTCAGGTTATGATGTTAGCCATTATTATTCACTAGATACTGACGATAATGGCGATGTTAACATAACTGCAACTGCCGTTACTGGAGAACCTGAAGCAAAGCCTAGTAGATTAGGTTACGACGGTTACTTATTAGGTACATCAGATGCACCAAACGGTGCTGATTTTGGACATGGTATATCATTCCCAACAGGAGCTCAGGAAGGTGATTACTTCTTGCGCACAGACTTTTTTCCTAAACGTTTGTTTAGGTATGACGGTTCTCGTTGGTTGAAGGTACAGGATGATGTACGCATGACAATGACTAATACAGACGAACGTATGACACAAAGAACTTCATTTATTAATAACACCGGATACTTGTATAACGAAAAAGTTTCGTTTGACGCTGTTCGTATAGATGCTGGTGATACTACAATAACAACTAATATTGATTATCCAACTACAGCAAAATACATTGAACTTAAACGCAATACTGTAACAATGGATTATGTTATTGCAGACAATCCAGGCATCATAACAAACAATGGATCTGGCAAGATATTAATTACATTACCAGGAACTGACGAGATAGGCTATACCGGCCAATGGGAAGTTGGTTTATATAATAACAGACAAGCACAACGCGATAGTCTTTCTAAGGTATTGCGTCCAAAAGGATTACAGGCGGATAACTAATGTTGCATTTTTATGACGGTCAAATAAGACGATATGTTACTCAGTTGGTTAGACTGATGAGTAATTTTTCGTACAAGGACGGCAAAAGTCAACTAGTAACTGTCCCTGTTATGTACGGAGATATTACACGTCAAGTTGGTAGCATACTTCGTGAAAATTCAGAAAACAAACTTCCTAGTGTTCCTAGAATGGGGTTATACATTACAGGTTTAGAACAAGATAGAGAACGTACTTCAGATGCTAGTTATGTACACAAGACACATATTAGAGAACGTGCATGGGATAGCAACAATGAAGAGTATCTTAATATGCAAGGTAAAAATTATACTGTTGAAAAATTAATGCCTAGTCCATATAAGTTAACTGCCAATGTTGATATATGGACATCTAACACGGATCAAAAATTACAAATAATGGAGCAGATACTAACATTGTTTAATCCATCGCTAGAAATACAAACTACAGACAATTATATTGATTGGAGTAGTTTAACTGTTGTTAACCTTGACAGTACAACATTTAGTAGTAGAAGCATTCCTACTGGAACAGAATCAGAAATTGATGTTGCTACATTAACCTTTAGTGTTCCAATTTACATCAGTGCTCCTGTTAAGGTTAAACGTCTAGGTGTTATTACTAATATCATTACTAGCATCTTTAATGAAGATACCGGTACCATTGATTTAGGAATAAGTGCCCCTACTATGAATGCATGGGACGATGGCATTGTTGTTGGGCGTGTTGACGAAAACGGTAACGAAATTTATGAAACTGATGCTGCTAAACAAGTAGTAACTACTACATATCAAAATCAAGGTATATATGTTGATGGTAACGTTGTACAACTTATACAGAATGGACGTGTTGGTGAAACTAGTTGGTATGCGTTGTTAGAAGCAATGACCGATGTTACATTTGACGACGGTGTTAATCAAATTTATCTAAGACGCTTAGATTTTGGTGATATGGAATACAACATTGTTGGTACTATTGAAATTGGTGCTGACGAGACACAGTTAATTGTTAACTGGGATGAAGATACTTTGCCTACTGATACTGACATTGTTAGTAGCGTTGGCACTCGCAGTAAAGTTGATTATATTATTGATCCTTATACCTTTAATCCTGCCAATGTTAATGTAAATGGTGTTCGCACAGATATTAGATCTCCAGGTACTAGATTACTTCTACTAAATGGCATCGGTGATGCAAGCAACACAGACGGTCCGGATGCATGGAAGGGTAGCAAGGGAGACTTCCTTGCTAATGCTAACGACATAATTGAATGGGACGGAAGTGATTGGAACATTGTATTTGACGCAGATGTTGACATGAGCGTTTACGGAACTGTTTATACTACTAACCTTAATACTGGAACACAATACCGCTTTGACGGCGAAGAATGGCTTAAATCTGTTGACGGTGAGTATCCAAGAGGCACTTGGCGCCTAGCACTTTAAGATAATTATTTGTATGGATAAGATAATCTGTAGTGGTGCTCTCTTCTACGCACTTGACACAAAACGTTTTCTTTTCTTACACCGCACAGGTAGTAAGCAAAAAGAATTGTGGGGGCTTGTTGGAGGCGGCAACGAAGAAGGTGAAACTCCGTGGGAAGGCCTAAAGCGTGAAATTTCTGAGGAAATTGGCGATGTTGAAATTAAGAAAACTTTACC